ATCAATTACAATGACCTGCGCTTGGTGGATAATGCTTGGTATCAGATTAGGCACAATCTGGTTGACCATGAGGTGGAGATTCCTGAGTGGCAGTAGAGATAAAACTCATGGCATATACCGAAGAGGAACTTGACCAGCGAGTGCGCGACTATTTCGCTATGTATCATCCTCTTGGGTATATGACCAGTCTCAACAGGACGTACTACGACGAGAAGCTAGGCACATACATCGCTGTCGTCACAAGACTGAGTTCGTGTGACTAGTGCTTGAGTTTGTAGTGTTGTATCTATGGGTGATAATCATCTATCATTTTTACAGGAGTAGCTTATGAGAAACTTCAAAGAACTGGCAGACGACTATCGTGCATCCCTTGAGTACAAAGGGCTGCGCTACGGGACGCAACGTCAGTATGATTACCACATGGACATTGTGTCCGAACACTTTGGCAGGACACGCCTGTCATCTATTGCCCCACTGGCTGCAAAGAAAGCCTATGACAAGTGGTGTGATAGGGGCGTGTCCTTTGGCAATCACATACTGTCGATGGCTAACATTGTCTTCAATCATGGGGTGAGGATGGAGCATGTACCATCCAATCCCTTTGAGAAGGTAAGACGACGTACGACCAAGGCACGTCGCGTAGTATGGACATCAGAGGAAGTACAAAAATTCCTGGACTGTGCCTACAGTGACTTTGATACACGCAACATTGGATTGATTGCACAGATGGCATATGAGTGGTGTCAAAGGTTGGGTGACATGCGTGTCTTGGAATGGTCATCTATACATTTTGATAAGCAGACTGTACATATTGAACAGTCCAAGCGTAGGGCAGAGGTGTTCTTGCCTATATCCGACGAGTTGATGGACATGTTGAGGGAGCAAGAGAATGACTTTGGATTCCAACCATACGTTGCACCACGCCCCTATCCGATTCATGGGGTGTACAAACCCTATACGATGTACAAGCTGCCCCATCATGCGAGGGCAATCATGAACAAGGCTGGACTCGACCATGCCCTGCAGCTACGTGACCTGCGACGAACTGGCACAACAGAGATGGTGGATGCTGGTGTCGGTATAGGGCAAATCATGTCGGTAACAGGGCATGTCAACCCACAATCTGTCAAACCATACATGAAACATACATATGACAGTGCAAATTATGCCTTGACAAAAAGAAAGAATCGTGGTAAATGAACATGAGATGTCGCACAAGAAGGAGTATATAATATGAATATAACATTAAATAATATACTAGATGAGTATGATGTGGCATTCGGTGAGACTGTAAGATTTGACTGCCCTGTATGTAAGGGGTTAAATACTTTCAGTATCAGTAACACTGGTGGAAACATTGTATGGAATTGTTACAAGGCATCATGTGATGTTAGTGGTACACGCCATAAGATGTGGACAGTTGATGACTTACAGAGGATACGTGAAGGGCAGAAGGATAAAGAGTTTGTATTGCCAGAATACATTGTACCATGTAACCAGTGGGTTGGTGACTGGGCAGATTCTTGGGGGTTGAATGCTATTAAGCTTGGTCTTATGTGGGATGCCAAAGAGGAACGCGCTGTATTCCTGGTGAAGGATGGTAATAAGATTGTTGACGCTACAGGAAGGGCGTTGACAAAGCGACAGCCAAAGTGGAAAAGGTATGGGTCTAACAGTCTCCCCTATACCTGTGGCTCTGGTAATGTCGCTGTTGTGGTAGAGGACTGTGTTAGTGCTGCTGTGGCTGGTGATGCTAAAAATTGCGTAGGGGTGGCATTGCTTGGCACGAGTTTGAATGATACTCATAAGCAGTATCTCTCACAGTTCTCTACCATCTTGGTGGCGTTAGACCCCGACGCCATTATGAAGTCAGCGTATCACGCGCAGCAACTTGAGTTGTATGTTGAGGACGTACGCATTTTGAACTTGACACAGGACTTAAAATATCGTAACCCTAATGACATGCACAGACTAGGAGACATATGATGGAACTGAAAATGATTCGCTCGTTGATGGACATTGACTTTTACAGTCAGTATCGTCGGACTAAATGTCCAGATGAATTGTTCACCAATGAAGGCACAAAGATTATTCGCTGCATCGACAAGATGATTGAGAATTACAAAAGGTCTGTGACACCTGATGAGGTATCAGCGTACTTCATGTCACACACACCAGCCCTGACCACAGCACAGGAGCATTCCTACTCTGGTCTTTTCCACAAACTACGTGGTGAGCATGTGATGGGCAACGATGTGGCAAAGGATGTGGTTTCTCGCCTCTTCCAGCGTCACATAGGGCAGGTCATTGTGAATATGGGGGTAAACTACTCCAATGGAGAAGAGGCCACTATGGAGCCTCTGAGAGAGTTGCTTTCCAAATACAACGATGACTTCACGCCTAACCTAAACTTGGAATGGGAAGACATCAGCATTGAGTCTATCCTTGAGAGTTACGCAGATGAAAGCCGGTGGGAGTTCAACATCCCAACTCTTGCTGACAAAATTCCTGGCGTAAACTCAGGGCATTTGATTGAGATTGGTGCGCGTCCCAATACAGGCAAGACATCATTCCATGCCAGTATGATTGCTGGGCCAAAGGGCTTTGCATGGCTTGGGGCTAACTGTGTTGTCCTCACTAACGAGGAGAAGACAAAGCGCGTGGCTAGTCGCTACCTGACTGCTGCCACTGGTATGACTGTCGAGCAAATAAATAAAAACCCAGCCAAGGCACATGCCATCTATAATAACATTCGTAATAATATCAGGATGTATGATGCGTCGGGTAAGGACATGGCATGGGTAGAATCTGTAGCAAAAACTTATCGTCCAGACATTTTAATACTTGACATGGGCGATAAATTTGCTAAGATGGGTGGATACTCACGGCAAGATGAAGCACTCAAAGCAAACGTCATTTACGCTCGTGAGATTGGCAAGCAGTACAATTGTGCTGTGTTTTATATGTCTCAGCTATCAGCAGAGGCAGAAGGTAAGACGATACTCAATCAGAGTATGATGGAAGGCTCAAAGACTGGCAAAGCTGCCGAAGCTGACTTGATGATTCTGATTGCAGCGAACCCTCTTGTTGAGGGTCAAAACCAGCAGGACTCCCAACGCCACCTGAATGTGGTGAAGAATAAACTGACAGGCTGGCATGGGAGACTGCACTGTAACTTGGATGCACAATATGGGAGATATGTAGTATGAAGATTGAAATATCAGAAGTAGTAGACAATGGAGACGGCACAGTATTTGTAGGTGCAGAGTTGGATAATGAAGCTTACATGGCTGTTGTCTCTGTCGGTCTTAACACTATTCTTCGTGACGCGCTGCTTGAGTGTGAGTGTGACACAGAGGATGACCTAGAGGACTTGATCGACACGCTTGACTGGTCTGAAGAAGAAGTATCTGAAACTGAAACGAAAGGAGAGTAATTATGTTTGCTATGGCTGTACCATTTCTTCTCAAGTGCGCTTGGGGAATCGCAATCATTGACGCTGGCGCATCTGCTGCGGGAATTAAGTAATGAAACTAACTCTTGACGTTGAAAACAATTCGACTGAGAGAGGGGGCAAACTCCACTTGGACCCATTCGAGCCTGAAAACTCGTTGGTTCAGGTGGGGATGCTTTCTGACCAAGGTGTGTGTCTGACCTTTCCTTTTGACCACAAGGAGCATGTGAGTGGGCATGACTACAGTGAGCGTGTGCAGATGCTTCTTGATGAAGCTACTGTGCTTATCTGTCACAATGCTGTACATGATTTGCTTTGGCTTTGGGAGTCTGGGTTTAAGTATGATGGTCCTGTCTTTGACACTATGCTTGCAGAGTATGTACTGCAGTGTGGCTTGAAGCAGCCACTGTCTCTTGAGGCATGTGCTGAACGATATGAGTTGGATACAAAGAAACAAGACACTCTCAAGGAATATTTCAAGAAGGGCTACAAGACTAGTGAGATTCCTCTTGATGAATTGACTGAGTATCTTGTGGCAGACCTTGAGGCAACACAACAACTGGCTGATACACAGTACGCCAAACTGAATACACCAGAGTATTCTGACTTGATGGGTACAGTTGACCTGTCGAATCAGGTGGCTGTATGTCTTGCGCGTATCTATCAGCGTGGGTTCAAGGTTGACCTTGATGTGCTTGATGAGGTTGGCCAGGAATTTGAACAGGAACGCACTGAGTTGCAACAGTCTCTGCAACAACAGGTGCATCAATTGATGGGTGACACACCTATCAATCTAAATAGCCCTGAACAGCTTTCGTGGGTAATCTATTCACGTAAGCCGAAGGACAAGTCAGTGTGGGCAAACTCTACCCACCCATACATGAAGGACGTGCAGTATAGGGATGCTGTCCGTACACAGACACAAGTTGTGTACAAGACCAAGGCAGTAAAGTGTGAGGCATGTAATGGCACAGGCTATATTCGTAAGACGAAAAAGAATGGTGAGCCATTCTCTAAGCCCAACAAGTGTGTAACATGTGCAGCATCTGGCTTTATCTATGAGAAGCTACCAAAGGTTGCCGGTCTTAAATTCAATGCACCTAGTGCTAAGTGGGCATCAGCCAATGGGTTCTCCACAAGTAAGGACAACCTGAAAACATTGTCCAGCATTGCACGTCAAAAGGGTATGGAAGAGGCTAGACAATTCTTGGACACAGTTATTCGATTGAGTGCTGTGGAAACATATCTGTCCTCATTTGTTGAGGGCATCAAGACGCACACAAAGGTTGATAACAGACTACATGTGCGTCTCTTACAACACAGGACAGCCACTGGACGCTTCTCTGGTGCTGACCCAAACATGCAGAACATGCCACGTGGTAAGACATTCCCTGTCAAGAAGGTGTTTGTTTCTCGTTGGGATGGTGGACAAATCATGGAAGCAGACTTTGCACAGCTTGAGTTTCGTGTGGCTGCATTCCTTTCACAAGACCCAGTAGCAATGGAAGAGGTAAGAAATGGATTCGACGTACATTCCTATACGGCAAAGGTTATCACAGAGGCTGGACAGGAGACTAGCCGACAAGATGCAAAAGCCCACACTTTTGCACCCCTATACGGTGCCACCGGCTTTGGACGGACGCCTTCTGAGGCTGCATATTATCACCACTTCAACGACAAGTACCAAGGGATTGCGAAGTGGCATGAGAAGCTTGCAACCGAAGCTTTGACAACAAAGAGTATTGCGACACCATCTGGACGTAAGTTCTCATTCCCTGATGTACAACGCCAAGAAAATGGACGTGTGTCGTATTTTACACAAATCAAGAACTATCCTGTGCAGTCATTTGCCACAGCAGACATTGTGCCACTGGCATTGCTTCACATTGATAGTCTACTAGCATACGCAAAGTCCTGTATTGTGAACACAGTGCATGACAGTATTGTGATTGATGTACACCCACATGAAGAGAGGTTGGTGCTGCAGACAATCCAGAAAACAAATGACGACCTGCCTGACTTAATAGCTGGCAAGTGGGGTATTACATTCAATGTTCCACTGCTATTAGAAGCAAAGATTGGTCCGAATTGGCTTGACACTAAAGACGTAATGTGATATAACTCTGCGTCTAACCTGAGAGAAAGGAGTTCTATATATGAGTGAACTAACAACTATTGATGCCAACAACTATGCAGCTATGGCCCAGATGATGGGTGTAGCTTATGATGCACAGGAGCGTAAGTCCAGTATCTCACGCCTCAAGATTGTGAAGCAATCTATTATGGGGGATGCAGAAGTTAATGGCAAGACTATTAAGGCAGAGATTGTATCTGCTGGTTCTATGGCTCTTGAGAATGGAGAGAAGCAGTCTATCTATGCTGACAGCGTAATCATTCGCCCATTCCTGCAACGCTTTATGTATCAGCGTTATGACAATGATAAGAAAACATACCAGAAGACTGTCATGTCTAATAACATGAATATTGACTTGAAGGATAGCTTTGGTACGTTTAACTGTGGCAAGCCTAATGGTTACATTAAAGATTTTGGTGCGGTGTCTGAAGATATGAAGACATTGATCCGTACGATCAAGCGCACTCGTGTACTCTACGGCACAGTCAGTATGTCCGGTGTTACCAAAGAGGG